CGGTCCCGGTTGGTGATTCGGACGACGACAGGAGGCAGGCGTTGATGGCGGCGACGACGAGGCCGGGGTTCCAGACGCACAGGTCGATGGTGACTTCGACCTCGACGAGGGCGTCTTCCTCGCCGAGGAAGTTGACGCACGGCGCCCCGTTGGCCTTGCGCATGAACTTGCGTTCGCCCTCTTCGTAGACGAACGACTGGGCGACCTGGGTAAAGCCGTCCATGGTGATCTGGCCGGGGGAGGCGTCGGCGTCGGAGGTGCCGGTGACGACGACACCGCAGTTGGTGAGGGAGGTCACCCGGATGATCTCCCCTTGGACGGGGTTCGCGCACCTGATCGCGACGGTCATGGGGTTGCCTCCGCTATGTGGCCGCTGAGACGGTGCCGGTGTCCCGGCCGCCGGTGGAGATGGGGATACCGAAGTGGCAGCAGTCCCACCCGAGGACGAACGTGCGTTCGGCTATCTGTTTCAGCGTGTTTTCGGTGCGGTCGAGGGATTCTTCCCGCCGGAACTGGACCTGGTCGCCCCGGTAGGCGAAGATCGCCCCGGTTGCGTAGGCCCATTCGGCTCCGGCGGTGGTGGCTCCGGCGGGGGAGGTGCCGGGGTAGCCGTTGCCGACGGCGACCAAATTGCCTTGCAGGGTTTGCAGGGTCGACCCGACCTTTTTGAGCAGCCCGTAGGCGTCCATCGCGACGGCGATCATCGGGGTGATGTGGATGACGCCCTGCTGGCCGTAGCAGTTGCCGAGCTGCTTCTCCAGCCAGCCGAGCCCTTCGACCGGGTCGACGATGCCGGTGATGACGGTCGCTGCGGTTTGGAGGGTGACGTTGAACAGGGTGCCGGCGGATACGACGGCGGTGTCGGCTGCGAGGTGGGGATAGACCTGCAGGTTGGTGGCGCCGACGGGGGCGGAGCCGGTCCAGAATGCCCGTTCGACCTGCCACGCCTCGGAGCGTTGCAGCGCCGACGCGGCGAGGGCTTGGGCTTCGTTCCAGAACCCGGCGACGGGGGAGCAGTCGACCTCGGCGTAGGGGGTGAACGGGGTGGCGCCGCGCCAGAACAGTTCGGCGGTTTCCGACTTGGCGCCGACGCCGGATACGGAGCAGTAGTCGTCGAAGGTGACGGCCCCGCCGGTGCCGCCGCCCAGCCCGCACAGGGCCGCGTATTCGACGCCGTTGCGCCAGTGCCGGTCGGCGCCGTCGCCGCGCATCTGGGCGACGGAGAGGAGCCCGTACGGCGACGGTGAGGTGGTAGGGGGTGACACCTCAACCCGTGGTCCTGGCATCCGATGTCACCCCCTTCCCTCTTCCAGCCGACCCAGACCCGAAGATCGTCGACACGTTACGGGCAGCAGGCGGTGAGGTCTGCGGCGCCGGTGGTGCCGTCGGTGCAGATGTTCGCCACGTAGCGGCGTGCCTCGTGGCCGACCATGGCGATGAGGTGACACTCCTCCATCCAGGCGGCGGTGAAGTCGTTCTCCGCGTTGAGGGTGGAGTCGCGGATGACACCGAGGTCGAGGGTCATGCCGTTGCCGCGGGCGAAGGTGCCCGGCGGGTAGAGCATGAATTCGACGGAGGTGGGCCACGCGGTCAGCGGCGTCGACGTGCCGGGCAGTCCGGACGAGCGGACCTGATAGTCCTGTACGAACTGGGTGCGCAGGCCGCGGACGTCGAACCAGGCGGCGATCATCGCGTCGGTCACGTTGAACTCGACGAGGCCGGTGCGCTTGGCGAGGTCGGAGCGGACAGCGCCGAGGACCCAGTCCGGGTAGATGATCTCCATGGTGTCGCGGGAACACATGCCGTACCGGGTGCGGTAGTCGACCGCGGCGAGCTCGGCCAGCCCGAGGAGCGGGGCGGCGGTGCCCGACCCGGCTGCGCAGCCGCTGCCGGTGATCTGCGCCGACGCGAGGGACAGCATGGTCGAGAGGTAGCGGGTGTTCTTGGCCCGGTCGAACGCGGACATGAGCAGGGCCAGGAAGTTGGTTGTGGACTCCGGCCAGGCGTCGGCGGCCAGGTTCCCGTTGGTGACGCAGATGCCGTAGCACTCGAGGCGGGCTTCGTCCATGTCGGAGCAGGGCACCCGGATACAGGGCTTGTTCGGGTTGCCGGTGACGGTGGAGATGTCGTCGCCTTCGGTCCACAGCCACGGGACGGTGGCGTTGGAGAACGCGGCACCGAACGGGGCGATGGCCGGGGTGAACACGTCGGCCAGGGACGGGGACACGGGCCAGCGCAGCCCGCCCCGCTGGACGCCGAACGTCGGCAGGTCGATCATGCCGTCAGCGCAGGCGACGTTGAAGAAGTCGTAGCGGATCTCCGAGGGGGCGCACCAGCCGCCGCCGGCGACGAGGACTTCGGTGTCGGTCAGCTTCTTGATCGTCCGGCTGACGACGCCGCGGTCAGTGCCCCACTCCATCACGTCGGGGAACTGGTTCGCGAAGCGGGCGACGTGGCGGCCGCCGTAGGGGCCGTCGGGGTTGAAGCTGTCGGACCGCTGCACCGGCATCGACTTGGCGGTGTGGTGCATCAGGTCGACGAGGGTGGCCAGGTCGGTGATGGCCTGGCCCTGTGACAGGCGGGTCGGCAGATCGGCTGACGCGGTCAGCGCGAGAGCCTGGGTGGGGGCGGGTACGGCGGGGGCCTTGGAGCGGGCGCCGGACAGGGACGGGTTCAGCTTGGCCGGCGGGCCGTTGACGCCGCCGAGCTCACGCAGCCCGGTACGGGCCCCGCCTTGCGGGCGGCCGGACGCGGCGACCGGCTCGCCGACGGGTGCCGTCTCGGCGGGGGCGACGTCACCCTCACCATCGGCCGGGGCGTCGCTGTCGTCGGGTTCGGCGTCCGCGACCGGGGTGTGCTTCTCCCGCAGCTTGCGGAACTCCTCCGCCGTCGCGTCGGCCTCGGCGGTGCGGCGCTGGTTGTCGGTGGCGATCGCCTCGAGCGCGTCGGACAGCTCCTGCGCGCGGGGCAGGTCGTCGGCGTTGGGTCCGCCGTCGGCGTCGTAGATCGCGTCGAATTCGGTCTGCGCCTGCGCCTGGAGGGCGTCAAGGTCTTCCTGCGACAGCTCGGCGAGGTTGGGCGGGAGTTGGAACGGGGCGCCCTGGCCTGCGTCGGCGCCGCTGGTGTTCTTAGGCATGTGGGCCCCCGTGGACGGATGAACGATCGGATTCGGTCATCACGTCTGGCGCGGCCCCGGCCAAACGATCAAGTTGCGGCGATTATACGACGTGGCGCTGTTACTGCCCGTCCGACGCGGCTACCGGTTCGGCCGGCGGCGGGTCGGGTGGGGCGGCCGGGGGGGTTTGGACGGTGGACCGGCCACACCCGCACGACGGGAAGGGGAACGGGTCTCTCATGCTGGTGCCTTCCGACTGGGGTGCCGCGCACGCAGCGCGGCCAGTCGGGACATGCTATCGCGGCCTACCCGCCGGGCCATGGCCTCGATAACCGGGCGCAGCGGGTTCGGGCCCGGTGGGCGCTGCTGGAATCGGACAGGGACGGCGGAGGCGACCAGGACTCCATCGGTGACCCGGGCGCTTGCTACGTGCGCCTTCGGGAACCCTTCGACGGGCACCATCAGGGCGCCCTTCAATTTGCCGCCCTGCCAGTCGCCGGACAGGGCACACCCCAACGCGCGGGTGACCTGCGCCCAGTCGACGTCGGGCAGCAGCGCCCCGGCGACCCAGGTGCCGCCCTCGGCGGACTCCCCGACCCGGACCCGGGCGAAGATCGAACACGAGTTTTCGTAGTGATCCGATGCCCAGCCGGGGTCGGCGCGGCGCGGGTCGACGGGGGAGGCGTGTCCGCAGGACATGGTGATGTTTCCGGCGGCCAGGCGGACCGGGCGCCCGTCGGCGCCCTCCACGAGGGCGGTCTTGTTCATGAACTCCGTGAAATCCTGCCCCCGGGGTGCGAACACGGCCCGCTGGCCGCGGAATGCCCGGTGGGTGACGCCGGCCGGGGCGAGCCAGCCGAAGACGCGGCCCTCGTCAGTAATCGTCAAGGCCCCGATGTCGGGGATGGTGATGGTGTAGCCGCCGGCTACCAACGCCTCGTCGACCATGCCCAGCTCCTTCAAAGCGTCGATGAGCGCCTGTGTCGGTTCTACTGTCGCATCTGCCAGCGCCGGGACGGACACGGCGGTGAGCTCGGCGATGCGGGCCTTGTGGAAGATGATCTGGTCGGGTTCGGGGAAGAAGAAGAATCCCTCCTCCTCTTCGGCGGCCTGTTCTTCCTCGTCGCGTTCGGGGAACACCATCTCGATGTCGGCGTCTTTGAGGGACTCGTCGATGCCGATGGAGGACCAGCGGCTAAACCCGTCGACGAGGCGGCGGGCGTACTCGAGCGCTTCGGCCGATTTGAGGTCCAGCGGCCCCCAGAAGTGGATGGTGTCGCCTTCGCGTTCGACTCGGCTGACGACGCCGACTTGGGCGACCATCATTTGGCCGCCGTGGGCGGCGGACGAGTATTCCCAGTGGAACGCGAAGGGCGGCTCGCGCCAGTCGAGGGAGCCGGGGGCGAAGGTTCGCAGGCCGGTGGAGACGCCTTCCATCACGGTGGTGTGGAAGTGTTCGACGGCTGGGGGTGCGACGGTGACGCCGTAGTCGGTGCCGGTTCCGGTGGCCATGTCGGCGGCGGCGGGCAGGAGCGCAGGTGTGGTCACGGCCGCCTCCAGGGGGATGTCGGTGGTTTCTCCTGCGAACGCTACGCGCAGCCGGTCGAAGTTGACCGGTCCGGTGCGGTCGATGAGGGTGGTGAGCATGTCGGCGTCGTCGGTGTAGATCAAAGTCAGGTGCGGCACCCAGGGTGCGTGCTGGTCGGGCATCGTGAAGCCGGCGGGGGAGGATTCGATCTCGCGTAGGCTGTCGTGGATCATGCCGTGGACGGTGTCGAGGTCGTCGCCGGACAGGCCGAGGACGATACAGGTGTCGCGGTCGGCGTTGGTGGGGT